CTGACTGTCGATGCGAGTGCGGGTACGAACCGCAGCCAATAAAAATTGCACTGCAAGCCCATTGCGCAGTGCTTCACTGAAGACTTTTTATAGTTCTTCTAATTCGTCATTGTCGTCTCCATAGTCGACAATCTCTGGCTCCTCTATACTTGGCCAGTCATGATATTTTCCAACCTGACAATCAGGACACATTTTATGTACCCAACCCTTACCTTCACGTGACGGGACAGTGCACTGCACTTTAGTATTACCCGTCACTTCTGTGCACCTGCACACACGCCTTAGCAGCGGCCCGGTTTGTTCACCCGGATACCACTTTTCGGGCTCATAATTACTTATAATTATGACTCTGGTCCATGCCGCATAGGTATGTCCACCCTTTATCTCTAAGCATAATGGGTACCTATCACATATCTGCAAGAACATACGATAGTCAATTTGGCCCCTAAATTCATCGATTATTATCGTGTCTTCTTCTTCGTATCCGTCCCACCATTTTGTGTCAGGTCGCTTCCTATAAGCGTCCTCAAACCACGTGTTACACCAATATGACTTGCCAACACCAGGTGGACCCCAGAATACTAGTACTTCTATTTCTGGACGCATGGTCTTAGACCAACGTTCTTTAACGCCAGTTTGGCTAACTTTTTCCACTCCCCTATGGTATCTTAATAACGTACTAGGTGATACGTCTTCCAAACGTCCTTCCTTAGCAGCACTAAACGCTTCATCAAGATCTGACCTGTGCCCTTGGCCTTTACACTCAGGCTCAGTACCATATTTGAATGGACCTGCTTCTCTCGTTTCTTCCTTGGTACAGTACTCGACCGAAGCATCCCAATACTTGCAAGGTTCTAGATGCATAGTATCAGACTCGAAGTACCTTTTTACACCCTGCAAAAACCTAGGATTCTTAAACCACACTACACCCTGTGCGTGTAGAGTGCCTGTATCAGGAGCTTTTTCTATCTGATACACCAAAAACACAACTTGATCATCATATTTGACATTTAGCCAACATATATCAAGAGGATCTTCGTTGATCTCCCACGCGGTGAAACACCACTTGCGAAAACGGCTTCCCATAGGCGCTCCTACTACTACAGACATTATATCCGTAAAAATAAAATAAATAATGTCGAACCGTCCTCGTCGTGGTATGATACCGTACGTTCCTATGCCCCGTATGTACTCTCGGCAGCGGGTCTCGCAGCCACCTATTATGGCGTCAAACCGTTTTGGGACGAAGCCAAACCGTACATTCAAAACCAATTCACGCCAAGTCACAGTTACCCATCGTATCGTGAATCAACCTACTACAAACCGCACATCTCGCTCCGTAACCATCCCGACGCTGTCGATGACTGGATCTGGTATGACTTCGCAGCAAGGCAACACGCTACAGCCCTCGAACACCACAGGCGCGCCTATGACTATGCCTCAGCAGGTACCGGTATATGATTTAGAGACTCAGCAAGTTATTAGAGAGACTTATAAGCAATGTCTGGCGCAACAGGCGTCATCCGGAAAGTTTATGACATCGGACCAACGCAAATCACTTCGAACGGCAATTACGATGGAAGTGGCAGCCCAACAACCTCCTGGGCAACAGGTCTCCTTACCCCAGCAGGCACCGGCGCAGGCTTACTCTGGCTTACCCAGCTCATCCAATCTATCAATGACAACGGCAGAGTTGGCCAATCTGTTGCGTGCGAGACTCTCGATATTAGAGTCCGACTCACGCCCCAACCTTCCGTCGTCGGCTATCAGCACGTAAGAATGTTAGTCGTTGCCGATAATGAGTGTGATGGCACCAGCCCCACTCTACAAGAAATTTTAGGATCATCATCTCTGAATATCACTACTATAGCTACTGGGTTGGATCAAGCATTTTTACAACCTGCATTTTTTGGTCGTTTCCACGTTCTTGAAGACAAAAATTGGTACTACTATGTTAGTTCCACAGCCAATTCTTTCACGGAAAACGATACAGATAAATCGTTCTATCATGAATCTCATCACGATCTTAAAGGCCATCGAGTCATGTGGGACACTACCGATGCTTCGGCTATTGGTAATGCCCGCAAAGGACATATCTTTATGTATTTCCTTTATTCGAACTCCGCTACTGCTACTGGTGGTTTGGCCGCTATAACTAGCGCAAACCCTCCCGCAGTACACCTTACTACTCGTCTTAGGTATCACGATTAATTCTACACAAAAACTTAGTATTGTGCTCATGATTGAGCTGACTGTCGATGCGAGTGCGGGTACGAACCGCAGCCAATAAAAATTGCA